CTACCCCACACTCAGCCGCGCGGCCGCGCCCGGCCCGTAGCTTGCCGAAACCTGCGCCACCTCGACCTCGTAGAGGCCCGTGACCCCGTCCGAAGACTGTGCCGCCGCGGAATAGGTCCAACTTGGCGTCGTGGCGATCTCTTCCCGAACAAGGGTGCCACCTGACCGAATCCGGATCAGATAAGTCTCGGACTCCTCGCCCAGCGGCACGTCCAGCACGTCCCAATCGTCGCCGTCGATCCGGGTTCGGCGTACCCAGGTGAAGAGGTCATCGCCCCCGTGTCTTTCGACCTTCAGATGAACTGGCGCGTAGGGGCGCAGACCGTTTCCATCAAAGACCTCGACCTTATGGACATAGGAATCGTCGTCGTATCCGCGGGTGGCAGGCCCGATCCGGTAGTGCCGGGCAATTCGGCGTTCGGTCCGCAGCAGGCTGGTCTGAAGAACCCTCTCGTCAAGCAACACGAACACGGAACCCTCCGGCCAGCTTTCAGGCATGACTGCGTCCGTACCCAATTGGCCGCGCAGGCGGCCAGACAGGGCATAGACCCCGGGTTCCTGCAAGACGGCATCCGCGAATTGAAACACTTCCCAATTTCCGGGCGTGCCGTCTCCGATCGCCGCCAAGTTGGCTCCTGTCAAAAGCGAGTCACGCGACCGCGACTGCAAGACGCCATCGACAAGGCGCACGCGCAGCGGCGCACCTTCATCCCAAACCCCTGCGCTCGCGGACGGCAAGGCGGATTCGGTGAACCCGATCACAGCCTGACCTGTCACCAGATCGCGCAGCGCGTAGCCCTCGTCGCTGTCCGAGGAATAGACGGCGACGTTGCCTTGCCAAGGATCGGCCGTGACGGCCAGATAAGGGGCGTGCGGCTCTTCGGCGCCGGTAATGAGTGGCAGATCCAGAAAAATCGGAAGAACCGGGACTGGGGCCACAAAGGGTTGTGAGACAAACCCATCATCCGCCATGTCGGACGGGGAATGGACCCCGGGCTCGATCCGCACGGCATCTGCCAGCTGGATGTCAGCCTGTTCCAACCGGTCTATGCGATACAGCGCACCGGCTCCCCCATTCCAGGATGGAAGTCGAACAATGTCGCCGGCGCCCAGATGCATCTGCGACGGCGGCAGCGCAAACCGAGCGGTGTTGCGCGCGACGCGGGCCTCGGCCAGCCAACGTTCGACAGTCTGCCTCCCTTCGGCGCGGGTCATCGACAGAGGCATTTCGTTCACGGCAACAGAATGTGTCCGATCATCGGGCAGCACGGCCTCCTCTGATACCACATCGTGGTCCGCATCCGACTGCACGAAGCGCAGACGCACGCGGCCAGCCAATTCGGCCTCGGCTTCGCGCTGATATTGGACCCTGCCATCGACCTCGGGGCTTTCCGCGACCTGATCCAGCGACAGATCGAATGCCCGGCGCCCGGCCCTCATGCGGAATGTCAGAGCACCGTCCCGCTCGATCGCATCAAATCCGTAGCGCAGGATCAGCGGCTGCAGGGCCGCCCGCGCGTCCGATACATCTTCGATCACGTATCCACGGACAACTCCGTCAAGCGCAGACACATCAAAATCGGCAACGCCTGCAGCCTGACAAATCTCAGCCACCACCGAGGCCAGTGTCCTGGCACCTGAACGCCCGTTCAACCAATGACCACGGGCGTAGTTTTTGCCGTCGCTCCACTGCGAACGCAGGTTCGGGAATGTCGGGTAAGGTCTCGCGTCCCACGCCCATACATAGGCATTCGAAACGTCCACCATCGGACCATCGTAGATGTCCGAAACCGGGTTGATCTGCGGATCGGCCCAATATCCCAGAACTGCCTTCAAATACTGAACCTGAATGAAATCGTCGCGTTGACCGTTTGAGTATTTGGGCAGATCGGATTCCGAGGATTTCGGATCCAAAAACTTGTTGGGTTGGTTCGTTCCCTTGTCTATGGCCGCACAGCCCAATTCCGTGAACCAGATCGGCTTTGATCCCGGAACCCAATCGGTCGGGTCAGCTTGGCGCACTCCTCCGATCCGTTCGTGGTGCAAGTTCGACCACCAGTTGCGGATGTCCTTATTTCTCCAAACCCATGGCTCTGCATGTTCGCCGTCCTCGATCGGATACCTGATCTGCGCGTCCTGTTCTTCGGGCGTTGGATAGTACCAGTCGTATCCTTCACCGCCTTCGATGTTGCCGCGCAAATAATCCAGGTCGTAGATTGACCGGGCACCATCCATCGCATCACGATGATCGTCGCCATCCCGCCAGTCCGAGACCGGCATGTAGTTGTCGATCCCGACGAAATCGATGTTTTCGTCTGCCCACAGTGGGTCCAGATGGAAGTATCGGTCACCGCTGCCATCGGCAGGCTGGTACCCGAAATATTCCGTCCAGTCCGCAGCGTAGCCGATCTTGGTGTCTGGCCCCAGTATCTGCCGCGCTTCCGCCGCCAATGCCTTCAGCTGAGCGACGGCCGCGAACCCGGACGCGCCGCGTATCTGGGTAAGACCACGCATTTCCGAACCGATGCAAAACGCCTCGACCCCGCCTGCTGCCTTGCACAACGCCGCGTAGTGAAGAATGAAACGGCGCATGCTCCATTCTTCCGGGCCGGTATAGGTCACGCTGCCATTACCGATGATGAAATCCGAGGCTTGGGCTGCACCAAAAAAGCTTGCCACCTGAGCGTCCGCACCTGCGGTTCCGTCCACCGACCCCGGACGCCCCGGAGCCACGTCCAGCGTGATCCGGCCGCGCCACGGCAGATGCGGCTGATCGCCGGCATCCGACCATGGGTTTGGAAGACCATTACCCTGCATCTGATCCATCAGGATGAAAGGATAAAACATCACCCGGCTGCCGGAATCCTTGAGGTGTTGAATGGCCTGAACCACCGACGCATCGGCCGGGGTACCGCCATAGACCGGTCGCCCGTCCACCTGTTGCACGACCTGAGCCGATTTGCGCTTCAGCCCAGAGACTTTCCACGGCATGTTGGCGCCGTCCACGTCATCGCGGATCACCTTGGGTCGAATGCTGCAAGCGCCGCAACGCAAGTCATCTCCGAACCACGAAACCACGAGCGATGCAGCCTTGCAGCCCGGAAGTTCTTTGTTCAGGGCACGCATCGACGCCACCAGATCGGGCTCGCCCGAGGGCGAATTGACGTTGGCGGCCCAGCTTTGGCCCGACCCTTTGGAGTAGTTTACCTGCGTGCTGGCCAGCGTGTATTCCCCGGTGCCAGGCATCAGGGCCACGGCCCGGACAATCCGTTGCAATTCGGACTCGTAGTCTGGTGCGGATTTCTGGTCAGGCCGAACAACCTCGAAAGAGAACTGGGGAACGCGATTGCCAAATTGCGCCAGCGGCAGGTCTTCAATCACCACATACGCGGTGCCGCGATAGGCCGGAACCGTTCCGGCACCTTCGATCGTTTCGATCAGGGGATCCGGCAGCTGATCCTGGCTACCCGTATAAACCCGCATGTTCAGGCTGTTGCGCTCAAGCTCTTCCCCATCGGCCCATATCCGCGCGATGTCCGCGATCTCTCCGACGCCGACAGCAATCGCCAGTGATATCGAATAGCTGTAGCTATGGGTGGTCGTGGTGACTTCGGCAGGTTTTGGGGTTCCTTTGCCGCCAGCAGACTGCGTAGACGTCGTGGTTTTGCGGGTCTCAAGGAAATCCGACGCCCAGATCACCTGCCCACCGACCCGCATTCGGCCGAACACGGTGGACAACGGCGCGCCCTCGCCTGTTTCCGTAAGTCTGAACCGGTCCAGCCGGCCGGACTCGACCACCTCGCTTCCGGCGCCCATGACCGACTGGCTCATCAATCGCTGGTCGATAACCCGCCCGAGCGTTGCGCCGACTGCCCGCCCCACGATGGCCGTTGACAACCCTGCAACGGTTCCACCGATGGACCCGCCCAGCGCGGCCCCCGCCGCAGATAAAACTATCGTCGCCATCAGTTGCCCTCCAAAGGAAATTCAAAGCAGGCGACCACCCGGCGGCGCCAGGGGTCGCTCAGAGTGTTCTCGACAACGCCATGTCCGGAATAGGCATGGATAAAGCGTGGCACGGCGCCCGCTTCACTCACGATACCGAGGTGTTTGGCCACACCGGCATCGCGCATCCGGAACAGCAGCACGCACCCGGGAGCAAGAAAGTTGCCCGGACGTTCGACCAGATTGCGCCTCGCAGCCGCCCACATGCGCTCTTCACCCTGCGGTTCAGACCAGTCCATGCTGTAGGTAGGCACCGCCTCGGGCTCGTGGCCGATGACGGATCGCCAGACGCCGCGCAGCAATCCCAAGCAATCGGTTCCCGCTCCCTTGACCGAGGCCTGATGCACATAGGGCGTTCCCAGCCAGCCTCGCGCTTCGTCCACGATATCCTGAGTCGTCACCATCACCGCCTGCTGCCTCCATTGTTCGCGTTGCCCTGTTTCGGCACGGCCATCACCCAGTCTTCGCTCGGCAGATCCGGAAAACCTTGGAAATTTATGACGTTGTTGAATTTCAACCGGCAGGTCTCCATCCGCTTGTCGCAGCCCGCCAGCACCCGCACACGGTCACCCGTGGCCAGACCCGAGCCCAGAGCAGTCCAAAGGTGCAATTCCCGCCCTATCTTGATGCTCCGGTCCGTCTTCACCGAGGCCCAGAGCCCCTGAGAGCGGCCAGTCAACACATCGACGCGGCCACGTTCGAACCAGCCGTCCTCAAACGCCTCGGCACCCTGCAGTCTGAGGATCGGCCCATCGTCGATCTCGGCAATCTCGGCCTCGGCCCAGTAGCCGGGCGTCAACCTGTCGAAGCCGCAGGCTTTGTCACCCAAAACGGCCGTACAAGGTTTTTGGTAGATCCGCCCCAAGGGTCGGTTCAGCAGATCGGTCAGCCCGCGCAACTCGGCATGAAACGCGCCCCCAGCGCGGCGCAGCTCGCCGATTGAGCCACGGAACTGCAACATGCGCTGTTCCGGCGCGGCCCAGTTGACCAGCCATGCTCGGACATCGGCACCGTCAAAGCGGCCGTCTTCGATATCCTCGTCGCACACGGCCGCATCAGACAGCGCCCCCATGGCCTCGGAATTGTCGATCGACAGGCCCGTCGCTTGTTCGATCGCCGAGGCTGTGAGGCCGGTGCTTGCCTTGAACACCAGCCCTTCGAAGGCCAGTTCGCGGTCATGGTCGGTGAACCCGAAGGACACGCCATCGGTTCGAGTGATCACCCAACAGCGGCAGACCGTGGTCATGCCGGACTGAAGATGGGTCAGCAATGCCTGCTTGTCGCCGCTCATCAGACCCGCACCTCCACCACCGGAACATTGGGCACGTCGCCTGCCTGAAAGCTGGCCACGCTGACCTGAATCCTGTCGGTGTCGAAGCGCACCGGCACGTCGAACTCGAACACGGCGGTAACATCGACCCCCTCGGCCGGCGGGACGGCGAATTGGATCAGACCGCGATTGAGGTCCACCTCGAAATCGACGCCTTCTCGGGCCTCATCCTGATCCAGCCCAACCTTGACCGTGCCGAGCACCGGCTTGACGATGGGCCTGACATAACTGGCCACGCCCGAGGCATAGGTCTTGACCAGTTGGAACACGGTCGTGACCCCGTCGCCTTGCCCGATCACCTGGTCGCCCTTTTCGACCTCGGCAGTGGCGGCGCAGGACTTGTAGTCCGACCAGTCCTTCCAGCGAAAGCCGTACATCTGCCCCTGACGCGCCTCGAAAAAGGCGATCAGCGTCTGGATGTCGTCCAGCGACCGCATCCCCAAACCGGCGTCGTATCGCCGCCGCGAATGCGCCCAGGGCGTGTTGCGTTCCTCGAACCCGTTGGCCAGCGTCACGATATCCGTGCGCCGCTCGGGTCCGCCGACCGAGCCGAAACTCAGGCTGGCGGGAAATCTGACTTCGTGGAAATTCATGTCCTGCTCCCTAAACTACCGGTTGCGATTGCCGCGCCCCATGGCACGGCTCATCTGGGCGGCGATCTGGCCCTGGCTGCGGCGGAAGCCCTGCACGTCGGGCGTGGTGATATTCATCACCACGTTCACCGCCCCTCCGCCGCCCGAGTTGCGCACGCCCAACTTGCCGTCGGGTCCGCGCGCCAGCGGCATGATCGCCTCGGGGCCGGCCTCGCCCATCAACCCGGTCGCACCGCGCATCGGAAAGGTGGTGGGCCCGGTGACCACGCCGCCATTGGCAAAAGGCATGACGCGCCCCTGCGCGAAACTGCCGCCATCGGCAAAGGGCAGCAGCCCCTGAACCAGGCCGCCGACCGTATTGGCCAGCATGCCGCCGAAATGATCCGTCACCGGCTTGATCGCCGCCGAATAGGCCGTGCGGATCATCGAGTTCTTGAGCACGTCCAGCGCATCCGACAGGTTCATTCCGTCCATAACCACGCCGTCGAAGGCCTTGCGAAGCCCGCTCGACATGCCGCGTTCCAGGGTGGCGACATCCTTGCCGGTCTCCTCAAAAGCGGCGCTGATCCGCTTCATCTGGGCGTCGAAGGCCGCCGCCATCGTGGCGGCATCGCCCAGGGCGTCGCCCAGCGCCTCGCCGCGCTCCTGCAGGTCGTCAAACCCGTCCCGATCCGTCATCACGCTCTCCTTGTATCTTGTCCGGCCAGGCGGCCAGCAACTTGTCCAGCCGCGCCCGGTTCATCGCCGGCATCCCGCGGCCCTGCCCCAGCACGTCGCCACTGGAATAGGCGCCGCCCTCGAACCGCTGCACCAGCTCCACCAGGGACCCGGCCCCCAGCTCCTGCTCCAGCTCGGCCAACGCGCCCAGCGTCAGCTTGAGCACCCGGCGCTGGCCATCGATCACCAGCGCCACCTCGCCTGTCCACGGATTGACCATCACAACGCCGTAAAGGTCAGGGCGCCGGCGCTGGCCAGGCTCATCTCATAGGTTGCCTCGCCATTGTGCGAGCCCGCATACTCGATCCCGGTCACTTGGAACGGTCCTTCGACGATGCCGAAATCGGGGATGATCACCTGGAAGGCGGGTGTTTCACCATCAAAGAACAACTGCCGCGCGCGTTCATCCGTGCCGGCGTCCTTGAACACGCCCGATCCGGAAATCAAGGCCGACTTGACCCCCGCCCCCCGACAGCAGCTCGCGCCAGCCGCCCTGACTCTCCAACGAGGTGACATCCACGCTTTCCGCGTTGAAACTGATCCGCGTGGCGCGCAGCCCCGCGATTGTTTCGAACAGACCCGTGCCGTTCATGTCCACTTTGACCAGCAGGTCCTTACCGTTCTGGGCACCCATTTGCTCTCTCCATTGATTGCTTAGTTGTCTTCCACGCGGGCGCGGAATCTCAGGTCGATCTGCCGGATCGCGCCACCGGTCCCGGTGCGCCGGGCCGAGGCCCGCTCGAACCACAGCCCCACCAGCCGCCCCCGATCCAACGTCAGCGGGGCGCCGTCCAGCGCGTCGCACACGGTCCCGGCCAGCGTCTTGGCCGCGCCGAACCCGGCCGCCTCGGACACCACCGACACCGTGAAGCGATGCAAAGTGCCCTGCCCCGTCTTGTCCGAAGCCTCGCGCACCTCCTCGGGGCCAAGCGTCACGTAGGTCTGCGGAACCGTCCCCGAAGGCACCGCGTCATAGATCGCGCCGCCGCTCAGCGTGCCCACCTGGGCATCCGCCACCAATTGCTGGAACACAGCCGCCTGCAGCGCCGCCGAAACGCCATAGCTCATGCCGCCACCTCCTCATCCGCGAAACAGGTCAGATAGCGCCCGGCCGCGTCGTATTCGGCCACGGCGCGGATCACGAAGCGCCGATTGCCCTCGCGAAACCTCTGATCGGGCGCCGGACGCATCGACGACCCCTCGGGCGCGCCGCGCATGACGATGCGGTAACTCACGCGCGACACCGGAACATTCGCGATCGCGCGCTCGGTTCCGGCCCGGGCAGTCACCTCGGCCCACAGCGTGCCCAGCGGCGTCCATGTCTCGGCATAGCCCCCCGCACCGTCGGCCACCCGCACAGGGGCCTCCAGCACCAGCTGCCGGTTCAGACGGGGCGCGCTCATTGCATCACCCCCGCGCCGAAACGCACCATGCGATAGCGCTGGATCAGGCTGGTCACGCCGAAGGGCATGCAGCCGTCGCTCAGGCTGGTCTCGTCACGATACTCGTAGTAATGCGCCGCCAGCAGCAGCACCGCCTGCCCCAGATCCGCCGGCAGCCCGCCCCAGTCCGCCGCCATCCCGGCCGTCAGCGCGATGGTCACCTCTCCACCGGTGGGAATGGCGGGCAGGCAAGCCCCCATCGGGCGCAGGCAGGGGCGCTGGTTGTCGCGCTCCAGGCGGTAAGTCCCGGGCGCCACCATCTGCTGGGTGCCCCGCGCGTCGGTCAGCGTCACCGCGTCGATGCTCGTCACCGGCGCGACCGGCAGAACCTCGCCCGCGTCGTTCCGCCAGCGACTCAGGGTCCAGGTGAAACTGCGCGATATCAGCACCTTGCCCGTGCGCGCCTCGATCGCGGCCATCGCCGCCCTCAGGAACCCTTTCAACACGTCGTCCTGCAGGCTGGTCTCGGCAAATCCCGTGCCCAGCCGCAGATGCGCCTTGAATTGATCCATCGGCAGCGCCGCATCCGCGATGGCGGTTTCTTCGATCAACATCATCCATTCACTCCGCAATCTCGGACCCCTCCGGGGGCCGCATCCTTGGAAAATGGCGGGCACGTGCCGCCCCACGTTGCTCGGACGGAGGGGAGCAGCTAGACAACGCGGGGGATCTCACCCCGGCCCGCGCCCGCCGCCCGAGGGACCGGCCCACCGGCCCCCCGGATCCGTCACCGCTTAGGCGGTGCCGAATTTCACCAGCTTGATCGCAGCAAAGTCGCTGATGTCGCCGCCTACGCGCTTGGTGGCATAGAACAGGACATGCGGCTTGGCGCTGAACGGATCGCGCAGCACGCGCAGGTCGGGGCGCTCGGCGATAGTGTAGCCGGCCGAGAAGTCACCGAACGCGATCGAGAAATTGTCGGTGCCCGGATCGGGCATGTCCTCGGCGATCAGCACCGGATAACCCATCAGGCGCGCGGGCTCACCCGCGGCCAGGCCATCCGACCACAGGAAGCGGCCGTCGGCATCCTTCAGCTTGCGGATCACGCCCGCGGTTTTTGAGTTCATCACGAAGGTGCCGTTCACGCGGTACTGCGCGCCCAGCGCATAGACCACGTCAACGATCGCATCCGCGTCGATGCCGCCCGCGACACCGGTGGGCACATAGCCCAGGTTGCCCCAGGTCCAGACGTCGTTGTCCACCGCCGGATGGCTCAGGATGCCCTTCGGCTTGTCGATGCCGTCACCGTTGATAAAGGCCGCCGCTTCGGCGCGGGTAAACTTGTCGGCGATACGGCCGGCCAGCCAGCCCTCGACGTCGAATGCGCTGTCGTCCAGCAACCGCTGCGAGGCCTTGGGCAGCGCGCTCAGCTCGTGCAGCGGGATCGAGATGCGGTCGATCGACGGGGTGCCGGTCTCGGTGGCCGCCGCTGTTTCATCGGCCCAGCCCGCGCCCACATCGGTGTGGTCGATCAGCACGTCGAACGAATTCGCCTCGACATTCACGACCGACGCGATCGAGCGGATCGAAGCGGTGGATTTCAGCACCGACTTGATCATCTCGGCGGTCTGCGGATCGATTAGGTAGCCGCCATCGCTGTTGACGGCCGTCGACAGCGACTTGGTTTCCATCTCCAGTCCGCGCAGGGCATCGTCATCGCCCGAACGCACATAGGCGTCAAAGGCCTTCTGGTGCGGCGCTTCCTCCAGGGTCGAGGCCGCAAGATGCGGGCGCGCCGCGATGGTTGATTTACGATCCAGCATGGTCAGTCGCTCTTCTGTTTGTTGCAGTTTCTGTTGAACTTCAGCCTTCAGGCCCTTGAATTCGCTCACGAAGCCAGCCATCGCCTGCTTCACCTCCCGAACCAGGGGCACACCCTCTCCGGTCAAGGCCGCGGTCTCGGTCTTGCTCATCAGCACTTCCTTTCTGGGTGGGGGTTGAGGCGCGCTAGGTTCGCGCCAGCTCCAGCCGGGCGTTCTGGAACACCTCGGCAATACTGCGCCAGGTTTCCTCGGCATCGAGGTCCGACCCCTTTGCCGCCACCCGCGCACTGGGCAGCATCGGGAAGGTCACCAGCGACACCTCCCACAGCTCCAGTTCCGTCAAGAGCCGCCGGCCCTTGTCATCCTTCACGGCCCGCTTTGTGCGATAGCCGATCGACAGCCCGTCCAGCGCCCCCGCGCGGATCAGCTCGGCCGCCTCGCGGCCCTTCTGGGTGCTTTCCAGCAGCCGCCCCTTGACCCACAGGCCGCGTTCATCCTCGCGCACCTTGTCCCACACGCCGATGGGCTGGGCCGGGTCGTGCTGCCACAGCATCTTGACCCGCTGCCCGGCCGCCTTCAGCCCGGCCAGCGACGCGGCATAGGCGCCTTTCTGCACCACGTCTCGGCCCTGATCGACCTGGCCGAACAGGCTGGCATAGCCCTCGATCACCGCGTCCTCGGTCACCGACAGCCCATCGCCGAACCGCGCGAACTTGCGTTCCAATTTCATGAAATACTCCTCGTAAGCCGCTGAATTCATGGCGCCACCGTCAGGAACGACTGGAACGCCTGCGCCAGGATCACCGCCGCCACGCCATAGACCGTCAGCCACAACCGCCGCTCCAGCCGCTCCATCATCTCCTCGATCTGATCCAGCCGCCTGCACAGATGCGCGTGCTGGATCTCGGCCACCCTTTCATGCGCGGCCAGGCGCAGACCCGGCGCGCAGTCAAAGGGCGGATATCCCGGCGTGTCAGCCATCCGCCGTCTCCGCCAGCACCGGCAGGCCCAGCAGAGCACGCTTTTCGGCATCGGTCAGGAAATCGGCATTGGCCACCCGCGCCCATTGCGCATCGCGTTCCGCCGCCAGCGCCGGCACCTGATCCAGATCGGGCTTCAGCATCAGGTCCTCGCCGGTAAAGTCCGACAGCCAGTCCGACAACGCCGCCGCCACCCGCGTCACCAGGGGCAGAACGGTCAGGCGATAGAACGCCCGGTTGGCCTCCTGATAGTTCGAATAGGTCGCGTCACCCTGGATCCCCAGCAGCATCGGCGGGACACCGAAGGCCAGCGCGATCTCGCGGGCGGCGGCTTCCTTGGTCTTCTGAAACTCCATGTCCGAGGGGGAAAAGCCCATTGGCTTCCAATCCAGCCCCCCTTCCAGAACCATCGGACGCTCGGCATTCCGCGCCCCGCGATAGTTCGCCTCGATCTCGTCGCTCAGGCGGCGGAACTGCTCTTCGGCCATCACGCCCTGTCCGTCGCCGCCCTTCCACACCAGCGCGCCCGAGGGCCGCGCAGCGTTGTCCAACAGCGATTTCGACCAGCGCGAGGCACTGTTGTGCACGTCGATCGCCATCGCCGCCGCCTGCAGGGGCGAGAAGCCATAGTGGTCATCCTGCGGGTGGAACGACTTGATGTGGCAGATGGCCTTGGCTGGGAACCGGTGCGTCTTTCCCCCGGCGGTATAGTCATAGGCCCTGGGCCAGCCATCCGCCCCCGGCACCACGCTCATCCGGTCCGAGCGCAGCACGTGCAGTTCAACCGGCAACCCGCCTTCGGCCTGCACCGCCTCGACATATGCGTTGCCCGACAACAGCAGCTGCCCGAACAGCGCCTCCAGCAGCTCGGCCTTGCCCTGCGCCGCGTTCGGGCGGCGCATCAGGCGCAGAACCGGATGCGTCTCATACCGCTGCGAGTCGTCCTGCAGAACCAAGGGCAGCGCCGCCGCGGCCTCGGCAATCAGCTTCACCGACCGGAACCCCACCGGATTGCCCGAGAACCCCGTGCGCGTCAGCGAGGCGCTGTCACGCGGGCTCCAGGCCACGCGTCCGCCGGTCTGCCAGGCCACCACCGGCCCTGCCGCGCTTGCTTTTGCCTCGGGGACCTTCTCAGCCGATCCACGACGCAAGAAATCGAATACCATGTCCAGATGCTCCTTTCTGCCGCCGCTCTGCCCGGCTTGTTGAAAGGAGTTATGACGGAAAGATCTTTAAGCCTCGGGAATGGGGCGTACGGCGGTGGCGCAACGGCGTCGGAGCCTATGCCTTCAGGTTTTACCTCGGCATCAACCAGAAATGCGCTACCCTCGTCGTCAATCTGTCAGGAGGGACCAGTCATGTACAAACGTGCAATTGAAACCGGCGGGATCGCCGTCGTGACCGGCGCCGCCAGCGGAGTCGGGCGCGTCGCGGCACAGCGTTTTGCCCAAGCCGGGCTGGACCTGATACTGGCCGACCTGCCCGGACAGGCGCTCGACGAAACAACGAAAGACCTCAAAGCTGGCCTTCACGCGGTAAACATCACTGCGGTGCCGACGGATACCACCTCTCAAGCCGACATCGAAAACCTGGCCGACACAGCTTTCGCCGCTGGGCGGGTCGCCGTTTTGATGAACAACGCAGGGATCAGCCTGCCGACGAAAGCGTGGGAGTCATTCGACAACTGGCAGAGAATTCTCGACGTGAACTTTCTGGGGGTCCTGCGCGGCATCCACGCCTTTATGCCCCGCATGATCGAGGCTGACCGCCCGGCGGTCGTCATCAACACCGGGTCAAAGCAGGGGATCACCACCCCGCCGGGCAACCCCGGCTACAACGTTTCCAAGGCCGCCGTCAAAACACTGACCGAACAGCTCGCGCACGAGCTGCGCGAGGCTGGCGCTCCGATCTCCGCGCATCTCTTCGTTCCGGGCTTTACCTACACCGGCATGGTCGCGTCATTCCTGCCGGAAAAACCAGCCGCCGCCTGGACCAGCGAGCAAACCGTCGACTACTTCCTGGACCGCATGGCCCAGGGCGACTTCTACATCCTCTGCCCCGACAACGACGTCGATGCCGAACGCGACCGCCGTCGCGTTCAATGGGCCGCCGAGGACATCATCCACAATCGCCCCGCCCTCTCGCGCTGGCATCCCGACTATGCCGAGGCCTTCGCGAAGTTCGAAAAGCCCGAGGGCTGATCATAAAACCCGCACCCGGGGCCGCCGGAAAGCCGCCGCCGGCCCCACCACCAGCTCATGCAACGCCCAGACCAGCGCATCGACCCGGTCGGGCGAGCCCTGCCCCTCGAACCCGCGCGCGGTCATCTGGCACATCTGCTCCTCCAGCGCCTCCAGCCTGGCCACATGGAACACCCGCCCCTGCTCATACAAAGCCGCCACCGGCTCGGCCCGCGCCACTTTCCCGCGCGAGGCCCGCACCGCCCGGAACGGGACCAGAGGGTCCACCTGCCGCACCACCTCTTCTACCAACTGCCCGCCCTGGTTGATCTCAGCCACCAGCCGCTCGGCCCCGAATTCGTCCATCGCGTCAATCGCCGCGCGCGCCCAACCAGCAGGGCCAACGCCCTGCACCGTCCGGTCGGCCAGCACATAGGCGCGCCAGTCCTCGGGCGCCCCCTGCACCTGCGCGCCGACCACCACGATCCCGCAGGCATCCGCGCCCGACCCGCCGGTCACCGCCGGGTCCAGCGCCACCACAACGCGGTCCAGTTCTGGCACCGCCTTGACCCGCACCGCATCCAGCATCGAGCCGGTCCACAACGCCCCCTCGGCATCGGCCAGCAGCACACCGTCCAACTCCTGCCGCCCAAGCCGCGTGCCCGCATAACGCGCGCGCACCTCCTCCAGAAAGGACTCCGCCAGGTTGGCCCGGTTCGCCTCCGTCGGCGCATGGGTCATCACCGTGGACGGCGCTGCCAGCAGATCTTTCAGAACCTTCACGTTACGCGGCGTAGTGGTGACGCAGACCCGCGGCCGCTCGCCCAGTCGCAGGGCGAATTGCAGCATGTCCCAGGTCTCGCCCGCCTTTTTCCACTTGGCCAGTTCATCGACCCAAGCCGCGTCGAATTGCGGCCCCCGCAGCCCCTCGGGGTCATGCGCCGAAAAGGCCTGTGCCTCGGCCCCGTTGGGCCAGACCAGCTTGCGTTCCGACGCCTTCCACTGCGGCCGCCGGTCGGGCGGAGAGCACTGCATGATCCCGCTTTCGCCAAAGATCATCACGTCGCGCACCTGGTCAAAGGTCTCGCCCACCAGCGCCACGCGCTGGGCCTCACCCTCGTCGAAAGGTTTGCCCCCTTCGACCATGGATCGCACCCATTCAGCCCCGGCCCGCGTCTTGCCCGCGCCACGCCCGCCCATGATGACCCAGGACCGCCAATCGCCCTCGGGCGGCAGCTGATGCGGCAGCGCCCAGAACTCGAACAGGAAAGGGAGGGCACATAGCCCCCCCTCCCCGATCTCACTCAGAAATATGTCCCGCACCGCAGCAGGCGCGGAGGCGAGCCAATCGGCACCCGATCTCAGATCGGGCCCGCTCCAGGTCGAGCGCATAGCCCCCTTGGGCGATTCCCGCTTGTCTGTGACATTGTTCGACAAAGCTTGTCTCCACTTTCTGGCAACTTCGGATCAGCCCCTCTAGCTGCCCGAGTTGTCTGGCTGAACTCGCCAGGTCTGCATCCTCCCCGGTCTCGATCCGCTTGCGCAGGTCTTCCGCCGCTTGCCGCAAACCGCGAATGGACACCTCCAACGACTGCAACAGCTCGGCCGTCCGGGACATCCGCTCTTCCGGGGTAATCAAAGTCATGTTTGCCTGTGACCTCATGCGTGAGTGATCTCCGCACAAGAGAAACGAAAAACGGCCACCGGGTTGCCCCGGGGCCGTTGCCCACTTCTTCTAGCATGACACAACTTATACGAGAAAACGGGCGCTCAGTCAAGCTCTGAAGCAACAGCGCGCAACAAGTAACGCACTGTCATTGTTAACAAAATCCTAATCCGGCCCACGGACCGCAATCAATTCTCCGATCGGCGAGATTTCCGCGACGGAGTAATTCCCGTCGTGCGTTTCAAAAACTGATTGCACACGCAATCTGCACCAAAACCAAAAACCACAAGCATACGAAAAATATCTGAAGGACAAAAAATGTACCATCCCCTCAGCTATGTCTCGGTAATCTGTCTGGGCGGCCTGATGCTCTTGGGCACAGTGGCGCAGGCTCAGACAGGGCACCGCGGGCCTGATCTTGGCAAGATCGCAAGCGAGATTGGCGTTCCGCAATCTGCGCTCCAAAGCTGCCTGGGCGATCGTCCCAAGCCCGGCAAGCGCCCCGAGCGCCCGGACGCGGGTAAAATTGCTTCGTGCCTGTCCAAGGCCGGTCACCCTTCCACCGCAAAGGCAGTCGAAAAGGCGCTGGCTGCGGCCGCCCCGCCGCCCCGTGGTTGA